CCCCCCACTCGATCTCCATGACACTGATTCCCTTGCCAATGGCATCCAGCAGATCCATAAAGACATCATCAAGGTTTTCAATTCCTTTCAGCTGTTCTGTAATGAACTCTGCTATCGCCTTATCCCTCTCATCATCGGAAAAAGGCTGTACTTCCCAGTCCAGTCCGGTCACGGCAAGTTTTCTTGTCTGCATCTGTGAAAAAAGATGTGTGTCCTTTTCTTCCATCTCTTCAAAGAGTTCCATCTGCTCCCGGACATCCCCATCATCTGCCTGCCGGAATATCCTCGCCAGCCGCTGCGGTGTCAGTCCTTTGGACGGATACATGGAATATTTGTCATTCACATCACCGATCGCCACCGATGCCCGGACAGATCTCCCGATCCCGGTATCCACATCCGGATTAAATGCCTGTTTTTTCTTTTTCTTCTTTGACATTTATTGTCGTCCTCCTAATAAGCTCCTTTTCCCATGCGGAACTTCCGCTTGATCACACTCTTATATTTTCCACTGGATGCCGTTGCCTTAACTGTCTGTGCCAGCTGCACTGCCATCTGCAGTCCATCCGGAGCATCATCGTTTTTCCCCATGGGAAATTCTTTCAGCTGGGTGAGCAATGTCTTCTGATCACGCCGGAACTTCAGGTACTTGTTTTTAATGATCGGCTGCAAAGATTCGATTCTCAGTATTTTATTGACACTGCTCTGTATCTCCTCGATCGGCAGGTATTCTCCATGCTCTACAGACCGCTGTGCCAGAACTTCCTTGAAGTAATACTGGAACTGCACCGTCTCCACTCCGAATTTAAAAAACCCTTTTCCAAAGTCCCTTTTATTACGTCTGTTCATCTCCAGAATGTCATCGATGATAACATCCGGTTTTCTTTTTTCAACGGATGCCTCTACCACATACATATAGCCTGTGGTCAAAGACAGTGCCAGGTTGATGATGGAGCTGGTATCCGATTTTTTGTTTTTTCCAAGGGACGGATCATTGGCTCCGATCAGTAAAAACTCGCTGCTCCCAAAATCCATGTTCTCCGGTTCATAGTAATCAAACCATTCTTCATTGAAGGTTGCATTCTCAGGATCGATCGGATCATTCTGCAGCTCACTGTTAAAGGACGCTTCGCCCTCTGTTACCTTTATCACGATCAGATCATAATAGGACAGCTTCTCTTCCCATAGCACTTCCGTTCCTTCGAGCATTTCCTCCCGGTGTTCGTCAAAGAACTTCTGTGCGTTATCCTCGTGATTCTCGTCAAACAGATTCGTGTATATGCCCTCCCATTCATCCCAAAGATCCTGCCGGACTGACCATGAGATCACTGCCCGGTATTTCTTTGTATGATATCTTGGATTATGCAATACATTGTTGAGCAGTGAATCATAATGAAGCACTGTTCCAATGTACATGATGTCTGTATAAGTATCTCCTGCCTTGGATACAGCTTTTTCAAACCATGATTTCAGCTTCTTACGCTGTTCAGGAGTATTTACATTCTCATCATTTTCGACATCGTCCAGCACAATGAGGTCTGGTCTCCAGTTCCTGTGCTTTCTACCACGGACTTTCTTGCCGGAGCCGATCGCCTCAATCTTGATATCATTTTTTGTGACGATCACATTGCTGCGCCATGCTTTATCACTTTTTAAAGCTCCGAAGTCTTCAATGATATCCGCATTTTCTTCCAGTTCGGTTTTGATCTCATCTAAAAACCCCTCCGCCTGATCGGATGAATCAGACAGGATCAGGATGTAATGCTTATATCCATATAACGCTGCATGCAGGTCATCCTTAAATGTAAGATTTGTACTTTTGGCATGTCCTCTGGGTGCTGCTATAGCATTTCTTGAACCCTTCATCCTTGAAATCTCTTTTGCACATTTCATAGGATTTTTGGATTTCATCACGCTTGTCTCCCAGATCTCATCGAGTTCCTCGTGAAACTCAGGTGATGGTCTTGTGAAATAATGTGAAAGATATGCCCTGCCGAAATATCCAAGGTCAAATGCTGCAAGCTCCTTCCTGAGTCCTTTTTCTCCGGTAAGCATTTCCCCGGAACAGAATCTCCCGAAAAGTTCCTCGCGTTTTTCCATATTGTCATTTTTTCTGAGAACATAGTCCCTGAAAAGCTGTTTCTGATATTCTTCATGGTCGATCAGTTCCCTGTCCGGTTCCTCGTCAAGTTCCCTGATCCATTCGTTCAAATCAATCATCCTGCAGCATCCTCTCTTTTGCGGTCGTCAGGATCTTTTTCAGCTGCTCTGCCAGTACCGGATCGTTCTTGATCACCTGCATCATGGATGCCTCCATCTCCTGGAATGCAATATCAGCCTTTTTCTTCATGTCCTGCTTCACTTTATCCTTGTAGATCTTGGTTCTGGACAGTGATGCGATCAGACGCCCTGCCTTATCAAGCGGCATCTCCTGAAATTCTTCCTCTGCGGTTGCAACCTTGTTGATCAGTCCATTCATGGTCATCAGTATTGCAGCCTCTGAATAATCTGCATCCGGATTGTCCTTTACAACCTGAATCAGTTTCTCTGTCTGTGCCTGTGCCTCCAGCAGTCTCTGCCTTGCCGTGTTGGAACGCATTGCATAGCGACCAACACTCGATTTTGATATGTCATATCCCTCTTCTTTTAAGTACTGGCTGATGTATTCATAAGTATTCGATGTGTCAGCCAGCATCACATCAACTTTCAATCTCAGATCTTCCGGGATCTCATCCAGCTTGGAACTCACTCTTGTCCTGTTTCTTTTCTTTGCCATCAGATATCAACTCCCGGATCTTCAATTGTGCCTTCCGCAAGGTCAACACCTTCTTTTGTGAGTTTGATCACTGCATCCTTTGCATATGCTGTATATGCTGTGACTTTTTCATCTGTGTACTCGATATATCCGGCATCTTCCAGATAATCGAGGTGTTTTCCAATGTCCGGCGAGAGGATCAGTCCTGCCGCCATCATGGAATTTGAGATCTGTCTTGTAAGCGCCGTGTTGTTAAAGCCTTTTACGAGACAGCGGATGATATATCCACGGATGGCTTTGTTATGCTGCACCTCTGCCTGCTCTAAATCTGTCAATCTCCTCACCTCACTTGTTTTCTTTTCCCATCAGAAGCAGTTTGTCTAATTTGTTATCAATGATCTTCATCCTGTCTTCCACTCCGTTCATGGAGCGGAAGAAGTCCTCACGCAGCACAAATGTTGTTGCAAAATCGCCTTTAATGTCATTGATCTCCTGCCTGATGTTCTGGATGTCATTGCCAGTCTTTTCCTCCAGCTTGTCAATCCGTTCATTCACCTTCTCGTCATTCTTCTGGATCTTCTCCTGAATCTCTTTGTTGCCCTGCTCGATCTTCTTATTCAAAGTTGATGTTGTGTTTTCAATTGCGGACTGCAGAACATCGTCTTTCTTTTCCATCTTGTCAAACCACTTTTTCGCGAAAAAAGTGATCACTCCAAGTCCGATCGACATCAGCCCCGCCATTACATCCGAAAATGTGATCACATAATCCATTCCTGCACCGCCTTACTTTGTCCTGAACAGCCGTTTACACAGCTCATTCACATCATCCCACCCGGACATGCTCACCTTTGCAACCACAAACGATGCCAGGAAGGAAGCAAATACCATGTACCATTCCACCGGAACTTTCATGTAAGCCATCAGTGCAAGCATCATCGGTGTTGTGAGGGTGATCGCCACCACATAGCACACAAGCTTTGTCGGGATACGGTTGATCCACTTAATGCTCTTAAGTCCTTCTGTGACCAATGAGACTGTGATCGCTGATACACTGATAAAAGCTAATACCCATGCGATCACTTTTGTTGCATTTTCAATCCCAATCATTGTCAAAATTTCTGTCATAAAATATCACGCTCCTTCATATTTGTTTCAGGGCAACGAACCAAATGAGAGGCAAAAAAATAGGTCATGACTTCTAAGTCATGACCTGATTATAGGTTTATTCTGTTGGACTGTTTAGGGGAAGCATTTTTGTAAAACATTTTCCGGGAAAAATCGCCGGAAACCGCATAAATAAGCATTTATAAAAGCGTGGAACTTGTATCGCCTCCACGCTTTTATCATCACATGCCAAGCATCTCATCCAGAGTCATCTGCCCGATCGGCGGCTCATCTTTTAAGATATTCCAGATCTGCTTTAAAGTGAGATTATATTTCTCTGCCAGTTCCTTATCATTGGAACCATTAAATTCCTTTTTGATCCGTCTGTTCCTCGCAGGACTGACCACGCTCTCAACCTTCGGGAAATAAATCTCGTCGCCTCTTGCATAATTACTGAGTTTGACAAAGTTAGCTATTCCAACGATCTTCACGATCTCCTGGTAACGTTCTGCTATATCTTCCATTCTGGTCTCGCTAACTAATTCATTTAACAGTTCCTCTTTCATTTCAGACCAGCCTCTCTATACTCTCTTAGTGTATGCCAGCGAAATCCATCCTGCACCGCTCTTTAACCTGCCCCATCCATTCTTTTCCTCTACAATAGTGTATTCTTTTTTCTGACCTTCTGCTTCACGGATACGTCCGGTCACACAGTAAACTGTGCCAGCTCCGGCGCGGATTCTGAGAGAGTCACATGTCGTCACGATCATGTACGGCACTCCTGCCGCCTGTGATGGTGTTGACGGCTGCGCTGGTGCGGTTGTCTGTTCCGGTGGTGCTGTCGGCTCCGGAGTGGTCGTCTGCTCTGGAGCTGCTTCTTTCCCATACTCGACAATATCCTGTTTAAACTGTGACCATTCCTTATTGCCTTTGCGGACATCCGGTTCTCCGCAATTCTTTCCGGTAACGTCATAATGTCTCAGCACATGGTCTGCATCAATATGATACTTGTCCATCAGATAAGCAAACAGCTGAACCGCTGCTTTCTTGGTTTCTTCCGTATAGTACCAATTGCCATTTGCATCTTTCTTTACACACAGCTCAACGCCAATAGAATTGCTGTTCCGGCATTCTTTGTGCTTGTATTTTCCTGATGTTCCACAGTGCCATGCTGTATCATTTTCTTCCACGCACTGCCAGATCTCGCCGTCATGTCCTACAAAGAAATGTGAGGATGCTCCCCTGAATTTGTCGTAGAAATATTTACAGTTTGCCTCTGCCCCGCCGGTTGCACCTACATAATGCTTTACCAGGTACTTGATCTGTTCCGGCTTGCGGTTGGAATCGGAAAAATTAACTTTTGAGATCAGTCTATGTACTTCCGGTTTAGTTACTGCCATTGCTCTCACCCTCCTCATCAATACCTTCTGTTCCATCAAATCCCATCTCGTCTGGATCAAACGATGTACGGAAAGCCTTTAATTCTTCCTCTGTCATTTCAGATACCGGTTTTTCCGTATCTAAAACACCTGCTTTTTTTGCTTCACTTGAAATTTCACTCATGACTCTTCCTCCTTATTCATTGTCATAATCAATAGTGATACTTGTTTTGGATTCGACGATCAGACACTTCTTGATGTCCTCGATCGTCTGTGACAGACACTCCTCCGGAAGAAATGCCCGGATAAGCTCTCCATTTTTAATCTTGTAGATATAATAAAGCTCCACCTCAAAATCCGGAGCAGTGTCATCATCTTCGTAACCGAATACACTCAGCAGCGTCTCTCTGTCTTTTGCATAATCGCCTTTTAATTTCTTAAGCAGCAATTTTTTCTGTTTACTGTCCGGTTTAACAGACATTTCATCAAGAAATTCCTCAAGACTGCATTCAAACGTATAATCTTCCGTGAAAACAGCCTTTAACATCTGTTCAAGCTTCGGATCGTAAGAATACTTTGTTTCAGTGCTCTCCTTCACTTTCGCCATCCAGAGTTCTTCCGACAGGATATCTTTTAATTTATCCGGTCGCAGGACGTCCATTTTATAACTGTCCCCGACTGCTACAGAGCCATCTTCTGAATAAAACTTGATATATTTCACATTTCTATCATCGATCATTGCAAGTCCCTTGCTCTGGAGCTTTGCTTTTACTGTATCAAGTTTTCTTTTGCAGTATTTCTGTTCCTTGTCAAGCGCTACTGCCTGGCTTACAAGCTGCTCTACATTCTCTTTTTCATACATCAGTCTTCCCCTCCTTCCAAAAGTGCGATTGCTTTCCGTGCGCAGGATGCACAGATTCCCTTCCCTTCAAATTTCTTCACGTTTTCAGTATTCCCACAGAAAACGCAGCGTGGAACATATGACTCAATGATGATCCTGCCGCCTTCCTGTGATACCTGCATAGGATCACCGCCCTGCAGTCCGATATCTCTTCTCATTGCCACCGGAATGCTGATCGCTCCGTGGCTTGTCAGTTTTTTATATCTCTCACTCATGATTTTCCTCCTGTGTCAGGCTCTTTTTGTTCTCCTGATAATAAATACACATGTAAACCTGCCGTTCTCTTACACCCAGCTCATCCGCAATCTTGGCATTATCCCATCCCGCGTTATGCAGTGCCATGACTTTTCCGGAATCCAAAGGTTTTTTCTGTACATTTTCTTCCAGCTTCTTTTCTGGCTTCTTTTTCGGTTCCAGAAACTCCAATGCTTCCATGGTACAGTCAATGCAATAGTGTCTGTTTTCCATGTCCTTATTTATCGGTACTGTCAGATCTTCGGTAATAAAGTCAAAGTAATGTGGCACGATCTTGGTACCGGAATCTTCCAACTGACATCCACAGCGGTCACAATAATAGACATTCTTTCGCATTTCCTCACCTCCTACATTTTGAGGACTTCCTTGATATACTCATATTCCTCTGTAATCGTGTAATCCTCGCGCCCCTCACTTTTGATCTTGTCCTGGAACTCCTTCAGTTTCATGGCTGCCTTTAACAGCTTTGCAACTCCGACCGCTTCCGGTGTCGGGTTCAAATTCCGCCCTACCTGTGCTGTCATATATCCAACAGCTCTCATAAGATAGAAATCCCATATATAACAGTCTGAATCCCTGTCATTCCATTCACTCACTGCTTCCTCTATGAACTTTTTCCTGTTCAGTCTCTTTTTATCTGGAGGGATCAGCCCTTTCTCCTGCAGTTCTTTCTTATACTTTCTGTTGAAATCCTTCTCCTTCTGTGTCATTCTCTTTTTCTTAGCTGCCATTTCCGCTCTCCTCTCTGTCTGCCTGTTCTTTCAACTGCTCCATTGCCTTAAGATGCAGTTCCAGCATGTTATCCCTCACATCATCCATGCTCATGCCGTGCTTATAGGCTTCCAGTCCGATGGTCTGCTGGAGTGCACCACACATCACTGCACGGTCCGTCATATCCGCATCCTTGAATTCCAAAAATACGCCTTTCTCATTCCGGACAATCTTCATCTCCGCCATTGTATCTTCCTCCATAGATTTTACAATTTGAGGAATTTTCATCGTACCGGCTGAGAAATTCGTCTTTTATTCCAAACTTGTCCAAAATAGTAAGCACTGCATATGCGGCACTCAGGAAATCCTCTGCTTCACAATTAAAAAAGTGTACGGACGCATCATATTTCCCCTGCAGATTGACCACAATAGCTTTTTCAAATTCCACTTCCGTCCCATCCGGCTGCCGCATTAGCAATTCCTTGTCATTTTCCATCCTCTTTTTCCATCCTTTCCACCATGCTCTTTAATGCTTCGATCAGGTCTGAACACTGCATGTAATTCAGCCAGTCCACACTTTCCACACCAAACATTCTCCTGCAGAAGCCGTTGATCCTCGCTTTCTTTGTCCAGCCAAGTTCCTCTGCAAGCTTATATACTTTCTTCCTCTGGTTGACTGTTGCAGGGTTCCCGGTCTGGTGTTTCCGTTTCTTTGCGCCCTTTGTACTGGAATCTTTCATCCCTGCAAGCACAGAGACCATCACACCCAGTTCCCTTTTATTCAACTGTTTGATACTGTCTTTTCCGGTGTGCGAGAGTACAAGCAGGTGAAGTTCCTCATCCGTCATTCCAAGTTCCGGGGACTTTGCGATTCCCCATAGCATTCTGATTGTAGGACTAGCCATTGTCTGCCACACTCCTTCCATTAAAAAGCAGATTTTCCTGCACACCCTCTTCGCGTAGTGTCATTCCGCGCTGCACATATTCCGGTATCTTTATCCCGGAATTTTTTCCGGGAAGAATATCCGGCATGATGCTCTGGTCGATTTTGAATCGCTCATTCATATCCACATGCTGCATGACCAGTCTCATTATCTCCGGTAAAAGTGCTTCTGATCCTTCTGCTTCCATCTCGATTAATATTCTCCTTATCATGACCTGCCTCCCTTAATACCGTGCAGCTCCTGCAGTTCCCTTGCCCTGTGCTCCACCAGAACGGAATACTCTGAAAACTTTCCTTTATAGAACAGCTCCTCTGCCCTTCCGTGTTTCATGTTATATTTCATGAGCACCAGATAAATGTCGCCGTCGCTTTCCTGAAACAGCTCTTCCAGATAATCCGCTGCCACGAGAATGTTCGAATATGGATCTGTCAGATCCGACACTCCAAGCCTCTCCATCCGTTCCTTATGCCACTTTGGATTTACCTGTAAAAGTCCTGTGTCTCCAGTCTCATTCACAACGTCTGCCCTGCCGGAGCTCTCCTGTTCGATCATCGCCATTAAAAGTTCCGGGCAGATGTGATACTGCTTTCCGATTTCTATACAGTAGTTCTGGTATTCTTCCGGAATATCCGTTTCTTCCGGCAGTTTAAAGATATTAATTCCATTTACACTGCTAATCTCCACTTGTCCCTGCACCTCCACTGTCGTTTCTTCCATGCGATCCGGCTCAATATCCTGTTCCGGTTCTCCCGATGTCGTCACCGGCTGCACCGCAACAACTAATGCCATGATCAGTGTTAAAATTCCTTTTTTCATAGGATCACCGTCCTTTTACAGCATCATCATGTTCGATGCCTGACTGATTACCTTCATAGTTACTTTTGTCTGACCGCTGTCTTTCAGGATGCGGATCACATTGTTCAGGGTTCTGTCCAAAAGACGGAAACATCCGGTCTGTGTATTCCGTGCCCGGCTGATGAACTCCTCCATCGCACCGTCCTCGATGTCGTACCCCTCCAGATAATCCCTGACTTCTTCTGTTGACAGACCACGGAGCTTATAATAGAAGTCCATGCGATTAGCAAAACGTGAATCATACGTCTTAAGGAGCGATTCAAGGATAGGTTCTCCGGCAAGCACCAGACCAACATGTGCGCCATCGGTAATGTTGCGGAGCAGCTCGATCTTTTTCTGGGTGTATTTATTAATAAGCTTGTCCGCCTCATCCATGATGATGAGATATCCCTGATTGATATTAAAAAACTCAATGATCTTTTCTGTGCGTTCGTCAATGCTTCCATAACTGCGCTGCATTCCGATCTTGCCCTCGATCCTGCGGATGATATCCTTGCAGTTCATTGTTTCATTTCCTTCTATATAAATGACGCGCGGCATGGTGGCATATTTCCGCAGGGTATGTGTCTTGCCATAACCGGATTTTGCAACGATGATTCCCAGTGCCATATCTTCCTGGCAGCTCCGGCACACACCGATGATCTGCACGTAATCTGTGGATTCAAAGTTCTCAATCTTAGGCTTCACACTGCCAACCACTTCGCTGTCACGGTTTAAAAATGCTTCCGGTCGTTCCACGACATCATCGCCCCTGTCGTAGCTTGAAACGAAATCTCTCAGTCTCGCCTCGATTGCTTCCGGGTTGGAACTGTATTTACCATTCAGGTACTGGCTGACTGCCGATCTTGAAATGTTAAGCTGCATTGCCAGCTCCTGTTTTGTCATTTTGATCTCCGCCAAAATGTCGTTAACGCGCTCCGCAAGTGTTTTCTCCTGTGTATATGTCTTTAATGCCTCCATAAAATTTCCCATCCTTTCTCGTTTTTTTGTGACAAAAATTATGATTTTAAATGTCGTAATTTACTTCTTTCAGGTCAAATGCAATCTCATTATCAGCCGCACCATTTGTAAGCAGATCATTCGTAAAATCAATAATGTTATCTTTCACTTCGTCCTCGCTAAGATTGCTTTCTTCAATATCAATTTCAACCGTAATTGTTAATTTCATTTTCTCCTCCACTGTTAATGTTCAGTTTATTAATCCAAGTAGTCTCTTACATCGTCAACGGAACTAGCAAGGAAGCTGTCAAAGACCTCATCAATTTTTTCAAGCAATGACTCGTTATCATATCCATCATTTTCCATTTGGTCTGCAAAATTTTTTTGTTTGCATCTAAAAAGACCATTTTCTTCTCTCTCCCACTCTTTTTTATATAAATTCCCATCTACCTCTAATGTTTCATTTACACCATTTTCTGTTGTTTCAATACTGTATCTCATTGTTCTACCTCCGCTAATTTCTAATAGTTCAGTTTAATTTCCACTCCTCTTCCAAACACCTATATATTCCTGTGACTCCTGTTTGAATCTTTTTAACATATCAATTAATGCATCTACTTCTGTCAAATCATCAAAAACAATCTCAACTGGATCTTTTTCTTTTAAATCCAATCTTTCTGCGTAAGGAAATGGTTTGATAAAACATTCAAATTTAATATCTCTGCCCTTATGTCTGAGTGTGATTTCATTAACATTTTCTTTGTCACCAATCTTCAATATTTTACCTCCTTGTGAAATTTCTAATTTGCGTGTTACAATGCACGCAGTGCTTTCAATGCTTCCTCTGCCTTACGCGCCATGTATTCGTTTTCCTCCGGCTGTTCTGTCTGCTGTTTTCCGCCGCGGAATCCATTTTTATATGTGTTATCCACCGGCATCTGCACAACGTTGTCCTTTTTCTTGGACTTCTTCCCGATCATGAGGTCGATGCCGCCTGTTGTTTCATTAAAGCCTTTGTACTGGTCGTTAATCTCCGTAAATGGTACATTTGCATCTTCGAGACGTTTACGGTCAGCCGCAATCTGACGTTTCTGACGTGCCAGATGTTCCTTAAGGGCTTTCTGCTCCACACCATTCTCTGAAGCGAATACCAGAAGTTCCTGTGAATAGGCTTCGCAAACCTGTTTTCCGTTCCGGAATACATAAATGGTCGCCATATCATGAGGATCATACTTAACATCCACATAATCATTAATATAGGTACAGAGTTCATCCGACCGATAGGTGTATCCACCAAGCTTGATTCCAACGTTATAAACAAATTTGTGCTCTGATTTCATCATCAGGATCGTTGCATAACTCTTTGGTGGAGCTGCCTTATAATATCTCTCTTCATTGTCGAAACAGCTTTTCGGTGTCGTGTATTTCTCTCCCTGACGTTTCAGTGCCCCGCTCTGCTTGACCATGTACTCGTTCTGCAGCCAATTTGTCCACGCCTTATAAAACTCGTCCATCGTCAGCAGTTCGCCGCGCTCCAGCATTCCATCAATGTCCTTTTCCACCTTGGCAAATGTCTTGGAACCGGTCAGTGTTCCGGTATAGCTTGTAAACCATTTGGAAAATCTCTTGCACACAGTACCGAAGAATCGCTCGATCTGTCCTTTCGTCCAAGCGTAATAAGGCAAAGCTCTGTGATAGTCCTGAATGCCGATTGACTTGTAAAATCCCACTGTGGCATCATCAAAGCCTGTCCTCTGGCGGTCATTTCTGTCGTATCCGGTCATGTTCTTAGCTGTATAATCTTTACCGTTGTCTATGTAGATGTATTCCGGTACACTCTCCGCATCGTGATAGATCATCTTCAACAGTGATTCCTTCAGGACATCACTGTTGGCGTCCTTACACATCACATCTCCAATGATCATCCTGCTCCGGATATCCACCCATGCTGCCAGATGCGGCTTGATCGCTGTGACCTTACCGTTTGGATTCTCATAGGCAACCCAGCAGTCGAAGGTATGCTCGTCGCCCATGACCACCTGCATCACCTTGAGATCGTGTGTATTACGCTCGCCCTTGACCATGACTTTATTCTTATATTCACGTTCGCCCCGACTTGCCAGATACCATGCATTCCGCATTCCTTCGTCTGACATGATATGGGCGATATACCGTGCAACCGACTGATACGATGGGATCCTTTCCCATCCGTTAACCGAAGCCACCGCCTGAAGCTTTGTATAAAGCATTTCCCTTGTCCCCTGATTCCTGGCAAAATCCTTATTGAACCAGATATTAAGGATCACCTGCTTTACCTCTGCTGAGAAGCTTGGAAATGTCCCGGCTTCCTTCGGTTTCCGGCACAGGCACAAGACTTTGTAAAATTCATAATTTCCACCATCTTCCTTGTGGAACTTATCCGCCCACGCCGATGCTTCCAGATAACTCTTGGCATACCGGTATAAGGTACGTTTTCCTTTTCCAAGCCGCTCCTGCGCGAAGTGCTCGGCAAATTCTGTCCGCCCTGCGCTGTCGTAGTCGAGAAACTCCCGGATAATATTTCCCAGTTCCATTGCCGTATACCACTCGGTCTTATGCTGCTCCATGAAATAGTCCACATCTTCATTCACATACCATGGCATCTCGCTCTCCCCGCTCACCGCAACCTCTTCCATGCCGGGAACAGCCGGAACTTCCGCAAGCTTCTGACGCTCCTTATATGCAGCCACAGCCTTCTTGGATAGAGATGAGAGCGCGATCATGGATAAATCTTTTCCACCGCATTCAGTTTTTTCTTTTTTTAGCTGATATTTTTCAGGATTCCGTTGAACTCTCTTTTTAATAATTTCATAATCCGTTGCTTCTAAGTCTGCAGCCTCCATGAGACTTATATAAATCTCAGCCATCCCCTCACTCCTTTCATGCTGCGACATCAATGTCTAAAATCTCTCTGATGCGTTCGGCATATTTTTCCCCGGAACGCTCTCCATGAATGATCTTATTTAAGTACTGCGGCGATATACCCAACATCTCTGCTAAATCGCACGCTGTCATGCGCTTATCAATCAGACGCTTCTTAATCTGTTTTCCCAGCTTGGAGTACTTTGGTCGTTTTCTTTTTATGCTCGTATTCATCACCGCCTTGTGTTATTCTTGTTTTATAAATGCATAGGAGGTTATATATCATGATTAAACAAAGCCAAATGAAAGCTATTTTAGCCAAAATCCAAGATGATACTTCTGAAAACTTTTCCACTGAGCTTCAAATACTTCAGGATAATCTTTCCATTCATATTTTTAATGATCCTGATGTTAATAAGAATCTTCCAGAAAATTTCGAAGGAATCATCCGAACAGCAGCCAGCGATATAATGGAAGCTTGCTATTCAACCTGTATAAATCATGACCA